GAACACGTAGTAGTTGTTGAATATAATGGTCAACACTATTATACAAGTATTGTAAATAGAAAAAATTCACCGAATGAAAACGCTATACCTGGTGCTAGTGGTATTTATGAAAAAGATACCAAGTACGGTGATACATTTGAACGAAAAGATATTAGAAGAGTTGAAGTAAATGAAGGTGATATTGTTTATGAAGGTAGATTTGGTAATTCAATAAAACTTGGTAGTGACCCTACTAATGGTTCACCAGTAATTAAAATAAGAGCCGGACAAACATTAGATACTGAAACAAGAGATATTTTTCAAAAACCAGTAAAAGAAAGTATAGATAATGATGCTTCATCTATTTATTTAATATCATCCGGATCAATCGGTGAAACGTTTGAAGAAGAACAAATTACAGGGAAAAAAATACTAATAAAATCTGATGGTATATTTATTAGTGGAAGAGATAATATTAGATTAAAAGCTTTAAACAGTATAAGTTTAAATTCTGATGTAGTTAATTTAGGAAGTGAAGCAAATGAGTCAGTTGTTAAAGGTGAAGAATTGAAAAAAATAATTGATATGTTGTTAGATTCAGCTATAGGTGCAAAAACAACTGAAATAGCTACCAAACTTGCAATTTCAGGTGGTGTACCAACACCAGAGACAATACAATTGACATCAGAAACTACAGAACTACAGGCTATAAAAGATTTACCAGCAGCACCATATTTAAGTACAAAAGTAAAAACAAGTTAGGAGTTATTATGACTAAGAAACAGTTAATGAAAATAATCACAGAAGTGGTTCGTAAAGAAGTACAAAAAGAAGTGGAAAAGATATTTATTAAAGAAGAAACTTCTAGTAAATTAGTTGATACTGTAAATCATACTACGATAGTTCCAGAGGTTTTAGAACCAGNGGAAGAAGTNCAGTATACNAANAATAAAAGTTTAAATAAAGTTTTAAACGAAACTGTTGGGTTAACAAAATCACAAAAAGAGTTTGATGAGTATCCGACTTTAGGTAATGGTAGTTTTGATACATCAAGAATGGCAGAACTTATGGGATATGGAAAAACTGATGACGTAAAAAGAGATATAGTGGCGGTTGATACTTTAAGGAAAGCAGGTAAATCAGTTAATGATGTTCCAGAACACGTAACAAGTGCATTAACAAGAGATTATAGCGGTTTAATGAAAGCTATGAATAAAAAATAAGGGGTATAATAAATGTCAAGTGCAAGAGAAACAGATTTAAATCCGAATACATATATTGGACTTTCATTTCCATTGAGGAGAGATAAGTTTCATGATTTTGCAATGACTAAGAATTCATTACAACAAGCAGGACATAATCTTAAAAATTTATTATTAACTTATCCAGGTGAAAGAGTAGGTCAACCGAAATTTGGTAGTAGATTAAGAGAGTTGTGTTTTGAACAAATAGATGATACATTACCACAACGAATAGAGGAAGAAGTTAAAAGAGCAGTTACTAAATGGTTACCTTATATTAATCTTATAGAAGTAGCTACATTAACAGAAGAAGGTGATAAGAATAAAATTTTTGTTAGAGTGAAATATTCTACATCATTGAACCCTCAAACGACACAACAAATTGAACTGGATACAAGTTATACAGCGACAATACAATAATAGGAATTTATAATGGCTCGTACAAGTGTAAAAAAGAATATGGTAAAATCAGTCAATTATCTCAATAGAGATTTTAGTGATTTTAGAGATGATTTAATTGAATTTGCTAAAGTATATTTTCCAAATACATATAATGATTTTAATGAAGCATCACCTGGTATGATGTTTATTGAAATGGCTGCTTATGTAGGTGATGTATTATCATATTATATTGATTCACAATTTAGAGAATCATTATTAGCTTATGCAGAAGAAAAAAGGAATGTATATAATATAGCACAGTCATTTGGATATAAACCTAAGGTTACTTCACCGTCTAGTGTAGTATTAGATGTATACCAAAGAATACCAGCATTGGATGCAAAACCAGATTATAGATATGCTTTAAATGTAAAGGCTGGTGCATCAGTAACAGCAGCTAGTACAGGTGCAACATTTAGAACATTAGAAGATGTTAATTTTAAGTTTTCAAGTTCATATGATTCACGTGATGTTAGTATTTTTGAATCTGATAGTGGAGTACCAACTAAATTTTTATTAAAGAAAAAAGTAAAAGCTGAAAGTGGAACTATAGCTACTGAATACTTTTCTTTTGGTAGTGCTGAAAAATATTCACAAATTAAATTATCTAATTCGAAAGTTATAGAAATAATTTCAGTAACAGATAGTGACAATAATAAATGGTATGAAGTAGATTCTTTAGCTAGAGATACTATTTTTGAAGATATGGAAAATAATTCATCTAATGACCCTACTTCTGTAATTAATAGAGAAACATCTCCATACATTTTAAAACTAAAGAAAACTTCACGAAGATTTACAGCTTATATAAATCAAAATGATTTTACTGAATTAAGATTTGGAGCGGGTATATCTGATAATCCAGATGAAGAAATTATTCCGAATCCAGAAATGGTTGGTTCAAGTTTACCAGGTAGTCCTAGTTATCTTACTACTGCATTTGATCCAAGTAATTTTTTAAAAACAAAAGCTTTTGGATTAGCTCCATCTAATACAACTTTAACTATAAAGTATGCTTACGGGGGTGGTATTGATGATAATGTAAATTCAGATGATATTGTTCAGTTATCAANTGTTTCTTATGGGATAGAAGATAATTTATTATCAACANCATTAGTACAAGAAGCAAAAGATTCTGTAGCGTTTACTAATCCAAATCCGGCTACTGGTGGGTCTAACGGACAAACTATAAGAGAAGTAAGAGAAAGTGCATTAGCGTTTTTTCAATCTCAACAAAGAAGTGTTACTAAAGAAGACTATATTATTAGAGCTTTTTCATTACCAGCTAAATATGGTAATCTCGCTAAAGTACATTTAGTACAAGATGATCAATTGAATAAGACAGTAGGATCAGATAATTTAGAGAGAAAAGTAACTCAAGCGGATGTTGACGCGAATAAAACTATAAAACAGTTACAAGTAAGAGTACCAAATCCTTTAGCTATGAATATGTATACATTAGGATATAACGCTAACAAAAATTTATCAGCATTAAATCAAACTGTTAAAGAAAATTTAAAAACATATTTGTCTCAGTACAGATTAGTTACAGACGCAATTAATATTAAAGATGCATATATTATAAACATCGCAGTTAGTTTTGCTATTCTAACAAAATCAGGATTTAATAAACAAGATGTATTATTAAGATGTATTACTGTAGTTAAAGATTTTTTCAATATTGATAGATGGCAAATAGGACAACCTATAGTATTATCAGATATAGTATATGAATTATCATTAGTAGACGGTGTAGCTACTGTAACACCACCTGTAGAAAATAATCCTGATAAGTTACCAATTTTAATTGAAAACAAATATAAAGTATCAGCTGGATATTCTGGTAATTTTTACGATGTAGAAAGTGGTTTAATTGACGGTGTAATATATCCAGCGTTAGACCCAAGTATTTTTGAAATTAAATTTCCTGATTCAGATATTAAAGGTAAAGTTTTAGGTGATAATTTAGGTATAATGGAGTAGATAAATGCATTATTTTACATTTGCAGATAAAGATACAACTATTTACGAAGTTAGTAGTAGTATGAACGCAGGATTAGACGAAGTATTAGAAGTACGAAAAGATATTAGCAGTACTGGAGATTTGATAAATGTTTCTCGTGTTTTAATAAAGTTTGATTTATCTTATTTATCTGAATCAATTTCACGAGGATTAATTCCACAACCATCAAACGGACATTATGCTTCAAGTTCATATTATTTAAATTTATATGACGCTAACCCGACATCGTTAGCTACATCACAGAGTTTATTCGCTTATCCAGTTAGTCAGTCTTGGACTATGGGTGATGGTCATTCTTATGATAATCCAATATCAAAAGAAGGTGCAAGTTGGACATATAGAATTGGAAAGATTAACGGAACACTATGGGCAGCTCAAGGTCCTAGTGCTTCTGGTGGACAATGGTATAGTGGTAGTGAATATGAAGCTTCTTTTTCTTTTGACCAAGATACTTCAGATGTTAGAATGAATGTTACTGATATATTTAGTAAATGGTTAGATAGTACTATTGGAAATGACGGATTTATGATAAAGAGAAGTGGTAGTGTTTCAAATCAGAATAGTGGTAGTGATGAAGGTAGTACAACTAAATTCGGTAATTTTTCTTTCTTCTCATCGGATACTCATACTAAATATCCACCAACATTAGAGGTAATGTGGGATGATTCAAAATGGTCTACGGGTTCATTATCACCAATAACAGGTTCTGATTTAGAAGATATGGCTATGTATATGAAAGGATTACGACCAGAGTATAAAGATAAAAGTAAAGCAAAATTTAGAGTTGTAGGTCGTGGAAGATTTCCAGCTAAAACATATTCAACAACTCCTTCTAATTTATCTGTAAAGTATTTACCAAGCGGTTCATCTTACTATTCTATTAAAGACGCAGAAACAAATGAGACAGTTGTTCCATACGGTAGTGGTTCTAAATTAAGTTGTGATTCTTCTGGTAACTACTTTAATATTTGGATGAATGGATACCAACCTGAAAGATATTATAAATTAGAATATAGAGTAATAAGTGGAAGTGGAACAGCAGATGAAACTGACCAATATTTTGATGAGGGATTTACATTTAAGGTATCGTTATAATGCCGTATACAAAATCAGAATTAGAAACTGTAAGTTTTTATCAAGACTTTGTAACGAAACTTCGTGATAAGTATTTAGGTGAAATAAAAACGTTTCTTAATAATAAATTTAGAAGAGATGGAATATTATATTCTTTTGAAGATATATTTACGGGTTTAGGTCTCGAAGATACTTCAACAGGAGACAACTCAGATTATTCTTTTTTACGTAGAGAAGATTATTCAATGTATACTGCATCAGAAATGATAGAGTCAAAGAATGATCCTGAAATACAATTATCACCAGAAGTAACTGATCATAGAGAAGATCAATATTCAAAATCTAAAGGTAGATATCCGTTATATGAAAAGAGTGATGTTTTAAATAAAGTAATAGATAGAGAAATTTCAGAATTAACAACACCTGAACCAGTTGGAGGTACACTTCCTGAGGGAATTAAAAACGGTGATAGAGTCGCAGTAGAAAATGCTTTTCAATACGGTATATCACAAGACCCTTTAGATATTTGGTTTATTGAAGATAATAAAAAAAGAAAATATCAAAGTAAATTTGCTTTTTTTAGTAGTGTATATAGTAAAAGTTCTATAAAATTATTTGAACAAAGTATTATTGATTCAATAGTTGATGGTAAAGATATAACACTTGGAAAGACCAAATGGGACACAGATAACGCTTCAGAAGGTGTATATTAATGGCTAGATTAAATGAAAAAGATTTATCCTTATTAAGTGATGGTAAAACAGCATCGTTACTTGGTGCTGGCTACGCATATTTGGGTGGTAACTTTACAACTAATCCTAATGATTATGTACAAATTTCAATTTATGATACGAATGATAATTTTTTAGAAAG